GATCTGCGTCGGCGTCAGGTCGTCGGCCAGGATTACGGGAACGGTTTCGAGTCCGAGCTTCCGGGCTGCCTTGAGGCGCAAGTGACCATCGACCAAACGTCCATCGGACTGCGCCACACAGGGAATCCGGAAGCCGAACTCCTGGATCGCTGCCGCCATCTGGTCGACGGCGTGATCGTTCTTGCGGGGATTGCGCGCGTATTCGATCAGACGGTCGATCGGCCACTCTTCAAAGGTCAGGACGGTCATTTGCCGCCCTCCAGGCGCTCATCGGCGACTTCGGCGAAGGTCTGGCCCGCGGTCACCAACGTCACCGGCACGCCGGGGAAGTTCTGCTGAAAGCGCTTGATCGCTACATCGACGTACTCGGGAGCGATCTCGACCGAACGGGCGATGCGGCCGGAGCGTTGCGCCGCGAGCATCGTCGTGCCCGAACCGCCGAAGGGGTCGAAGACGATGTCGCCAGCGTCGGTGTAGGCTTCGATGACGAACTGCGGCAAGGCCACCGGGAACACGGCGGGGTGGTCGAGGCCTTCGCCGATGGATCCGCGTTGGCGGGTGGCGGTCACGACCGAGTCGGGAATGCGGAAGTCCTGTGTCACCTTGCCGGCATGATTCCAGCCGGTGCGCTCGCCTTCCCGAGTACGCAGTCCACCGCTGCTGCTGCCGTCAGCCTGCAGATGCTTGTCCTGGCCAGCGAACTTGCACGGCACGGTCTTGTTCGGTTTCCGTGCCTCGCGATTGAAGTGGAAGAGGAACTCGTGCCGCGGAGCGAGGCGTCCGGCCCAGTCGCCGGGAACGGTGACGCCTTGGTCCCAGACGTACCAGCCGAAGAACCGCCAACCCTGGCCGGGCATCCAGGTGAGCCAATCGTCCCAGTAGCGCAGCACGGTGCCGTCGCGATGTACCAGCCCGAGGTTGACCAGCATCTGCGCCGCACGGGCCATCACGAGCAAGGCGGCGGCGAAGACGCCCTGCATCAGCCGGTCCCGGTCGGCAATGCCGCCGGTCGTGTAGGCGCGCTGGTTGGCGTAGGGCGGGCTGGTGACGAGCAGGTTCGCGCGGTCTTCGCCCATCAGCGTGCCGACCACACCGGCATCACTGGCGTCGCCACAGATCAGGCGGTGCTGACCCAAGGCCCAGACATCGCCCGTGCGCGACACGGGATTGGCCGGAACCTCGGGCACATCGTCGGCGGCATCGGGTTGTTCGCCTTCACCTTGCCCACCGTCAGAGGCGGCCTGGTCGTCGATCAGCAGGGCGTCGATCTCGGCGGCGTCGAAGCCGGTCAGCGACAAATCGAACTCGGCCAGCTTCAGGTCTTCGAGTTCCAGCGCCAGCAGTTCCGCGTCCCATCCGGCGCGCTCTGCCAACTTGTTCTCGGCCAGGATGAAGGCTCGCCGCTGGGTGTCGGTCAGGTGCGCGAGTTCGATCACCGGAACTTCCGCCATCGCCAGCTTGCGGGCGGCGAGAATCCGTGCATGACCGGCGATCACACCGCGCTGCCCGTCGACCAGCACCGGATTGTTGAAACCGAACTCCCGGATGCTGGCGGCGATCTGCGCGACCTGCTCGTCGCTGTGGGTGCGGGCGTTACGGGCGTAGGCCGTCAGCGACTCGATCGGACGATAGTCGATTTGCAGGGCGGGCATCGGAGTTCCAGAAAAGCAAAACCCGCCACAGGGGCGGGTTCGATGGGATGGGTGGAAGGAAGGAATTCTCGGATTTGAGGGCCGCGTCGCTGCTCTCGCAGCTTTCCCAACCGTAGCCGTGACTGTAGCGAAAACCGGCCCGAGATGCGACACCCTCTCCGAGCGTTGGAAGTCGCATTTCTCCGCAGGCTTACGCGCTAACCCGCTGATGTACGCCAAAATACGCGGATTTCCTCACGTCACTATGACCCTCGCTTCGTTGAGGCGATCGGCCACGCTCTGGATCGCCTGTTGCCAGTGACGTTGCGCCGTCCGGGTGCAGCAGGCCGTGCGCATCGCGATGTCCCGCCAGCCATAGCGCCTGGCGCGCATCCAGACGACGTGGCGCTGCTCGACCTCCAGCCATTGCACCCAGCGCATCGTCTCCAGCATCCGCTCGATAGCCTGTGGGCTGGGCGGTAAGGGACGGTAGTCGGGCTCGTCGTCGGGATAGGCTTCCCAGGCGTCGCGGGCAAAGGCAGGCCAGACGTTGAAGTAGCCTTGCACCCGGACACGCGGCAGGCGTCGTCCGGTGTCGGCGGCTTCGGCGAAGCGTGCTGCCACGTCCTCGATGGTCCACTCAGCCATGACGTCGCCCTCCCGGGCCGTACAGCCGTTCGCCCAATCGCCGGACGAACTCCCGTTCGACGAAGTCCAGACGCTCGTCGGTGTCGGACACCACCAGGATGCGCTGCTCGCGCCAGCCGGTCTCCTTCACCGCTTCGAGATCCGTGACGTTCGGCTGTAGCCGCCCCAGCGGGCAGCGATAGCGTTGGGGAGGAATCTTCATGCCAAGTCCCCCTGCGCGATAGCCCACACCAGCAGGGCGAGCGCATCGGCTTCGTTGTCGTCCTGCGGGTTGAAGCCGCGTGCCCTGGCCGCGGCGATCATGGCTGCTTTGCCGGCGTTGCCCTTGCCGGTAGCTTGCTTCTTGATCGTCCCCACGGGCACCCCCTGATACGGGATCTGGTGGTGCTCGCACCACGCGGTCAGGTGCGCCAGGAAGCCGCCATAGGCGTGCGCCGCATCCACCCCTGCGTGCCGTCGCACTTCCTCGAAGTACACCGCATCGATGCCGTCGGCCGAGTGCTTGATTTCGGTGAGCCAGCGCTTGAAGCGCAGGAAACGCATGCCGCCGCCCTCGAAGCGCTGGGGCTGGAAGTGCGCCGTGCCGCTGGTGGTCGTGCCATCCCGGTGGCGCAGCGCCCAGCCGGTGATCGTGCCCAGGTCGAGGGCAAGGATCGTGGTGTTCATACCATGTATCTCCTTGAATATTAACGTGGTGACCGAAGGTGACCCGCTAATCATTAAGCTGTAACCCGCGCGCGTGCACGCGTAAACAGAGTAATGCTGCGGGTGGGTCCCCTTCGGTCACCCAGCGCCATCAGTCATCCCGATAAGGGAGCCGCTCGCCATAGTCTTTGGGCTTGAGCGACAGGCCCAGGAGGCCCTTCACTCCACCATGCAGGCGCGTGCGCTCGAAGCTCCGATTGCACAGTTGCTGCATCAACCAGCGACTGGTGCCGATGTATTCACCGCGCCGATTCGCCCATTCCTGCCAGCGTTGGAAGATGTCCGCCACGGATACGCGAGCTTCCCGGTGGCGCTGGCACTCCTCCTCAATAAATTCGCCGATGGCGTCTTCTTCATCGAAATACTCGTCAGTGGCATCGACGACGACCATCGGTGGCTTCAATCCATGCTGTTGCCACAGGAGACATCCCTCAACGGCCCAGGCCAGAATGCCGTCGCGCTCCTGGAGCAACTTCCCGGTGAGCTGGCCGTCGCGCTTCTCCGGCGGAATCGTCACGGTGAACGGGATAAGGTGCAGCCGCCGCTTCATCGCCTCATCGACGTTGCGAATCGACGGCTTGTGGTTGCCGGCGATCACCAGCTTGAACTGTGGCAGGTACTCGAAGAAGTCCTGCCGCATGAAGCGGGCCGACACCTTGTCGCCGCCGGTGATGGCTTTCACCTTCGACTCGTTCCAGCGCCGCCCCTGCTCGGTCTCGATCGAGGACACAAAGCGCGCGCCACGCAACCCGGCCAGGTCGGTCGGATGACGATCGGTGCGCGCTTCCATGAACGTGTCCATCGGCGCGTTGGCGGCGTAATCACCGAGGATCGTGGTGATCACATTCACGAACACCGATTTGCCATTCGCGCCGGTGCCGTACAGGAAGAACAGGGCGTGCGCGGAAGTGACCCCGGTCAGGCAATAGCCGACGACCCGTTGCAGGTAACCCATCAGATCCGCATCGCCACGGGTGATGTCGGCGAGAAACGCCAGCCACTGCGAACACGCGCCCTTCGGCGTGGCCGTGGTGATCTTGGTCATCCGGTCGGCACGGTCGTGCGGGCGCAGCTCGCCCGTGCGCAGATCGACGACCCCGCCGGAGGTGTTGGCAAGCCACGGATCGCTGTCCCATTCATCCGATGTCGAGGCGTGCCGACGTTCGCTGCGGGCGAGACGTTCGACGCCGCTCACCGTGCTGCTGGAAGCGAGCTTGGCGGCCAGGCGATGCGAACTCGCTCTGAGCGCGGCCTCGCCAGATATGCCGCATCAGATGGGTGACCAGCAAGGTTTCGTCTGGCTGCCAGCGGTTGCCCGTCCACGCCAGCCACTTGCCCCACTGCGCGCAGTAGCGCCAGTCCTGGGCATAGCGCCGGGTGAAAGACAGCGCCAGCGCATCGTCGGTCGCCCAGACGGCGTTCTCGTCGGGTTCTCCGGTCGCTTCCTCAGCAATCGGGGGGTGAATGGTGATGCGCGGACCCGTCGCCAATAAGCTCTGAACGTCGAAACCCTCGATCAATGCATCGGCGACATCCCAACCCTGGGCTTTGTCTTCCGGGGGCATCAGGATTTCGCAGGACAGTACGCCGGCCATCAGCACGGCATCGGCGGCGGCCAGGGCATAATCCCATCCCGCCTTGTCGAGGTCGGGCCAGATCAGCACCTGCTTTCCCGCCAATGGCGTCCAGTCGGTCTTCTCTACCGGCGCATTCGCGCCGTGCATCGCGGTGGTCGCCACGACGCCGGTGTCGATCAGCGCCTGCGCGCATTTCTCGCCTTCGACGAGCACCACGCTGTCGCTCGTGCGCATGCCCGGCTGGTTGTAAAGCGGCCGGGGATCGGGCGGGGCCATCTTCTGGCGCTGGGCGTCCCATGGCCGGAATTCCTTCTTCCGGCCCGGGGGATCGTAGCGATAGACACAGGCGATGAGTTGGCCATCGGCCGCGAAATAGTCCCATTTGGCCGTGTGCGGGCCGAGATCGTCGACCGGCGCTTCCTTCCGCCGCCTGGCCGGTACGGCACTGTGCGGGCACCCGAGCAATTCGCGGGCGGCTTCGAGCACCTTCGGAAAGTGGGTGTGGGTGTCAATCCCACGATGCGCCGCGATCAGCGCAAAGAAGTCGCCGCCGTCGCCGGTGGCACGATCGGTCCACAGCCCTGCCTTCTCGCCAGCGAGAACGACTTCCAGGCTGTCGCCGGGATTGCCGGACACGTCGCCAATGAGAAAGTTGTCGTGGCGCACGGTGCCTGCCGGAAACAGAACAGACAGCACGCCCTCCAGACGGGCCAGCAAGCCGGCGCGGATTTCTTCGCGGTCGGATTCGTGTCGACTATGCGATGGCGCACCGATGTCGATGGGGTCGTTCAGATCGATCATGAGGTTTCCTTCTTTTGTGTTTCTCGTTCGGGGAGATAGCCGGTTTTCAGTGCGATCTCGCGCACGAACTCCGGATTGAGGTCGACCAGGCCGCACCAGAAGGTCAAGCGGCTGTCGGCGAAGAAGCGCTGGGCATCACAACGGGTGCCCCAGGACGAACTGCGCAGGTCGACAAAGGCCTGCTTGATGACGCCGGCGCAGAGCCGGGACTCGGGGCAAACGTAGTGGATGTGGCGAAGCAGCAGTCGCTCCACCGCCCCGGTGCCGACCAGCGGCCGGGGACGAGGTGTGGTCAGCGCGGCGACAGACACGGGCGCGTTCATGTCGACCTCCAGCAGCGAGTCACCCAAGAGCAGTACTTGCATTCGTAGTAGCTCGAATCGGTGGCGATCCGCGGCAGGAGTTCTCCTGCTTCGGTGGCCTGAATCACACGCACCGCGCGATCCGACATGCGCTGCGCCAAGCCCCCGTCGAACGGCACGAGCTCGAACCACAGTTCCTGCGTATCCTTGTTGATCGCGGTGAACAGCGCTGGGTGGTCGGAAATGCCGGGAATCGACGGCTCCAGGTAGGCCTGATAGACGGCGATTTGCGCGGCATAGACGGGCTTGGTGACCGCCACGCCGGACTTGGCGCAGGCCTTCCAGTTCCGGTCGTTCATCGTCTTGCACTCCCAAAGCATCGGGAACGCGAGACCGAGATCGCCAGGAGCGTCAGCGATCACGCCGTCGACATGCCCCTGGATGCGCCCGTTGGCCACGGAGAAACCGAACTGCCCGCCCTCCTTGCGGCGAGTGTAGAGATCAAATCCGGCTAGTCGCAGCCAGCGGATGGCGAGGTCTTCCAGGACATGACCGACTTCGAAGATGCGCAGCGTACGGCCGGGAAACTCGGCGCCCGCATCCACCGGCGCATCGGCATACTCGAACTGCAGGGCGCGCTCACAGGCGATGCCGAGCCGGGAGGCGCCGAGATAGCGGCGCCTCTCGCGGGTGACCTTCTCCTTCTGCAGGGCGGCATCCACGAGCGCGGTGACCTTCTCGTGAAACTTGGGTTGATGGTTGAGATCGATCATCAGAAAGGGATCCTTGTGTGAGCGCCGGATGCCGGCAGGGGTGGGGCGTCAAGGCGCTGCTCCAGAATGGCCCGCTCCTTCTCCGCCAGGCGTTCGTGCTCAAGGAGCATGTGCGCCTGGTAGGCATCGACCACGACCTCCACCAACTGCAGGACTTCCTCCTTGCGATAGTCGGCCAGAGGACGCTCCATGCCGATCGAAGCGACGTAGTCGCCGAGCGGTGCCAGCGCAGCGCGCATGGCGGCAATTTCCAGGTCGGTGGCATCAAGCACAGCGCCCTCCCGAAGTCCGGTCAGCCGTGCCATCACCCTGGAAAACGCATCCATGCAGCGCATCGAGCAGAACACCCAGCGATGCGAGTAGCGCCGGGGGTCGGTGCGGTGTAGCGCGGGGTTGAAGTAGCCGAAGCCGCGCGCTTGGCGAGAACAGACGGCGCATCTCACGCGGCCTCCAGATAACGCTGGTTTTCTGCATGGACGACCCGCTGGATCGCGTGCTTGTGGAACTGAAAGGTGATCAGCGCCGAGGCCTGGTAGCGGGTCAGGCCGTAACTCAAGCGCAGCGCTGGCGGCAGATGGCGCAACTGAGCCTCGGTCGGCACTTCCGTCAGCCACCGCCGGCTCTTGTGTGCAGCGTCGTGACTTTCGTATTCGTTCAGCCAGTCGTTGGCCTGGGCGAGGCACACCGTCCGTTCGCCGACACCGAGCAGCTTCGCCGGAACCCCGCCCCGTCCGCCGACGGCGTACCAACGGCCCTCGAGAAAGAACACCCCGGCCCAGGCCGTGAAGCCGGCAGCCATCAACGCGCAGTCGTCCCCGAAGAGGTCGCACCACGAGAAGTTTGAGCGCTTCAGGAGATCGATCTCCGTCATCACGAAATCTTCCAGCGTGCCTTCCTCGTCGTCCTTCTCCTCGGGTTCGAAGACGTGCCCACAGAGCGGACACTCGCGCGAGGCGCGGGGGATCTCGGCCTGGCACGCAGGACACTCCTTCGTCGAGGCCTGGCCCTCGGCAGCGAAACCGTCGAGATCGACTTCCTGCTCAAGGCTGCCGTGTTTCAGGGACGCCGTGCCGAAGTCGAGGACGATGCAATCGGTCTTGACTACGCCGGGATACTCAGTTGGATCGACGACCCGCAGTCCCCGCCCGACCATCTGGATCAGCGTCGATTTGTAGGAACTCGGGCGCAGCAGGACGATGCAGGCCGTCGGCGTGTAGTCGTAACCCTCGGTCAGGACCGCGACATTGACGATGACCGTGACACTCCCGGTTTCGAAGGCGGCGAGCGTCGCCTTGCGCTCGGCATCCGACATCTCACCGTGCACGACCGCCGTGGGCACATCATCGGCGAGAAAGGCATCGCGAACGGCCTCGGCGTGGGCGATGGTGGCAGCAAAGGCGATGGTTTTGCGGCCTGCCGCTTTCTCCTTCCAGTCGCGCACGACGGCGTCGTTCACCGGAGCGTTGTTCATGATCGAGGCCACGGCGTTCATGTCGTAGTCCTCGGCGAGCTTCTTCACGCCGTCGAGCGCTTCGCGCGTGCCGACGTCGATGACGAAGGTGCGGGGCGACACCAGATGGCCGGAACGAATCAGTTCGCCCAAGCGGATCTGGTCGGCGACGTTAGAGAACACTTCGCGTAGCCCTTTGCCGTCGCCGCGATTCGGAGTGGCGGTGACGCCATAGATCAGGGCCTTCGGGTTGCGGGCGAGGGTCGTGTCGATCACCTGCCGGTAGGTCGGCGCGGCGCAGTGATGCGCCTCGTCGATCACCAGCAGATCGAGGGTCGGCAACTGGTCCAGGTTGCGCACCAGCGTCTGGATCATCGCGAAGGTTGCTTGGCCGGCCCAGGATTTCTGGCGGGCGTCGAACACCGAGGTGCTGATGCCCGGATTCACCCGCAAGAACTTGCTGCGGTTCTGCGCGGTGAGTTCGTCGCGATGGGCCAGCACACAGGCTTTCGCGTCGGGATGCGTGAGAAACTCGCCGGCGGTGCCGGAGAGGCAAACGGTTTTCCCTGCTCCTGTTGGAGCCACTCCCAGCGTGTTGCCGTGGGTACGCAGGGCTTCGATAGAACGCGTGACGAATTCGCGTTGGCGCGGTCGCAGCATCATGGCCGTGCCTCCTTATTGTGCCCAGGCGGGACGCGCGGGAACGCGCGAGTCCGCCGGTGCAACGGGTACTGTCGTGGGAGCGGCAGGTGCGTAGCTGAATGCACTGGGGGCTGCCGACGCGCCGCCACCGAAGCCACCCGGCGCCACCGGTGCGCGTGGAGTCACGCCCATCAGCGCCGGATAGGCCTTGTGATCCGGCTGGATTGCCGTCTTGACGACGTTCTTGTCTTCGCCATTCTGGTCCTTCTCGACATCGATGCAGACGACCAGCTCGATGCCGTCCAGATCGGCGAAGCTGCGGATGCGGCGCGCGGTCTGCGCCTGCGGCGACAGGTCCGAAGGGTGAATGCCGCGGGTCGAATGGAGAATGGCGCGCAGGAAACTGCGGCCCATGTTCCCCCACTCGGGGCCTTTGGGGCTGTACAGGCCGATCAGACCGAACACCACCCGTTTGGCGAAAGGACCTTCGAGAACCGTGAATTTGGCGTTGAGGTAGACCGCGCCGGTCTTGGCCGAGCGCGTGGCGTAGCCACCGGTCCAGCCCTGGCTGGGCTCGTCGTAGCCACCCGGGCGAAGGGTCATCAGGACCTTGGCCAGGGTCTTCGGCGGAATCAAGGCGAAATCGCGCTGGTCGTCGGCATCATTGAAATCCGACCAGGCGGCATTGTGGGGATTGCTATTCATGACTATTCTCCAGTGCGTTGCTGCGTGCGGGGCGCGGTGATCTTGGCAATCAAGCGGCCGAGGTGCGGCTCCTCGACGATGTCGAGGCGGCCGGAACGGTCTTTGGCGGGGTAGCCCCAGGGGTTGAGGTGCTGGCAGACGAAGGCGCGATACGGGTTGCCGCTGTCGTCCTTAAGGACGACCATCGAGATGACCTGATCGAGGATGCCGGGCAGTTCCAGCGAGGCTTTCGACCCGTCGATCTGTGGCGAGAAGACTTTGCGGTTGAAGTCGTCCAGCTTCTCGTCGAGGATCCCCACCAGCCACACGTCCTTGCTGCGGATGTGCTGCCACTGCGTAAGCCAGGCAATCAGTTCGCTACCGTGCAGGCCATAGGCACCGCGGTTGTCCGGCTTGCCGGTCTTTTCGCTGTAGGCTTGCGGCTGGCCCTTCGACCACTGCAGGCAGAGACGGCCGGCGACGCTGATCGAGTCGACGAAGATCAGCGAATACTTGTCGAGCAGCGCCGGGTCCCCGTACTGGGCGCAGACCTGGTCGTAGTGCGCCTGGCTGTAAGCCTGATCGTCCCGGAGCGCCGGATTCGGGCCACCGATGTAGCACGCCAAATCCCGGCACTCCGGCCAGGTGCGGGGTCGAACGGTGTCGCAGGGCCAGTCACGGACCGCGAGGTCACCGTCCTCCATGTCGACGAACAAGGTGCTGACGGCGTCGGCGGTCTTGAGCAGGGTGGTCTTGCCGACGCCGGCAGGACCGAGGATGACGCCTGAAGAACGGCGCTTCTCGGCGAGCCGTTGCTCGGCGGTGATGAAGGGGAACGCCATGTCAGTCCTCCCTTCCGAAGATCGCGCCGAGCGTGTCGCTGTCGACGCCGCCACGAATTCGAGCCTGATCGCGCAGGCGCTGGAGGACCAAAGCCTGTTGGCGGGCCGCCGTGATCTTGTGGTCGAGCGCCTGGAGGGCGAGATCCAGGTCATCGATGCTGGCTTCCTCCAGGGGCAGAGCGTTGATAGCGGGATGGTCGCCATGACCCGGTACGCGAACCGTCTCCGGTAGGTCGGCGAACAGCATGGACTTCTGGCGAAGTGATTCGAGAAGCGGATTCAGCATGGTGTGTTCTCCTTCAGCAGGGCGAGGCGGAATGTGGGTTTGCCGGTCTGGAGGGTGCGTGCCGGTACGAAGGCACTTCTGAGCGACTGCGGCCACGCGTTGAACTTGGTTTCGGAGACGCGATAACTGATCTCCACGAACTGGGCGGGGTCGTCACCGCTGGCGGCGATACGGCGGACGATGTCGGCGAGCTTGGCCTGATGCCACTCGACGCGTTTAGGCAAATCGGCAGTGATTTGCACCTGGCCGTCATCGAAATGCACGACGCCGGTGTCCTTGCCCATGGCCAGGCGCAGCTGATGGGCACGGCGCCCGTACTTCAGCTCCAGGGCGAGGTCGATGTGCGCCATGGCGCTCCTCGCGACCGCGAATTGCTCATCGGCGCTACGCTTGATCCGAAACAGCGACTCGCTGGTCTGCTCGACGAGGTCGTCGACCGGGGTTTCGAGGAGGGCATAGAGGGATTGGGAGCTTATGCGGCACCTCCCTCGGTGACGCGCTCAGAGGTGCTCCGGTAGAGGCTCGCGGCTTCGTGGGCCTCGATGTCCTCGAGGCGATACAGCACGTGGCCTTGCAGTTTCAGGTAGACCGGCCCGATCCCTTCGGACCGCCAACGTTCCAGTGTGGCGTCGCTGACGTCCCATCGATCGGCCAGCTCCCGCTGGTTGAGGTGTTTGACTCGCACGTTTTTCTCCTTTCAGTGGTTGCGAAAACGTGGAGCCAGTGTCGAATTGTGTGTGTACGGGCATCTAGCGCCACCGTGTACGGGCTGGTGTACGGGCGCCGCCCAAACGAAGGAAGTGGTGCTCCAGAAAGCATAAAACCGCCCGAAGGCGGTGGTGTGTGTGGCGAATGGCGGGATCAGTCCAGCCGAAAACCGTACTGCCCGTTGCCATCGCTGACGATGTAGTCCTCCAGAAGGCGTTCCCACTGAACAGGCTTTGCATTCGTAGGCTGCGGAACGTTTCCCTGTCCGGGAACGCCGCCTTGAGGATCTCGTTGGCCGGAACCATCCAGCGGTCATTGCACGCTTGTTGGTACAGGTACTTGACGGCGGCAGGTTGGCGCTCGCCCCTGATGTGCCAGGGCTTGGGCTTGCTGCGGATCGTGAGCGTGTTCGTGTACTCGTCGAAGTGCACCGGCAGGACGGGACGAAGCGTGCCGTCGGCTGGGGCGGTCAAAATGCGATGGAGCAGATCGAGGTCCATACGCGGTTCCGGCAGGTAGTCGACAATCAGTTCGTGCACCGAAGCAAAGCGATAATTGCGCGGCGGCCGCACGAAGTCCGGCGGCACCACGCCGGAGGACAGGACGAGTCCTTGATCCGGCAGGGTCTGGGAGTGAAGATGGCGAAACACGTCATCGATGCAGGATGCAAGGCTGCGCACGAACCAGATGTCGGTATGGGCCGGTCCGATTCGTGCCTTGCCGATCTTCCACAGCACACCGTCGATCGCGGGCGCCTCGATGCCCCGGCGAAGGGCTTGCGGCACGTCGAGCAGGTCGGCGACGACATGCAGAAGCTTCGGCACGCGCACGGCGTAGACCGCCACCTCCGCCGCCGCGACAGACTTCCTGCGAAACGTCTCCGGACACCGATAGCGGTAGCGCGTCGGATCACTGTCCTCCTGCAGTTCGACCGGCACGCGCTCGTCACCGCAGGGCGCCGGATAGCTCCCCGCGTAACCGACGCACTCCGTCCATTCGGCGATCTCCCCGGCGGACAGGGACGTCCCGCGAAAGATGTCCCATCCGGGCACGCCACGCAGGCGCTGGCCTTCGGCGTCTGTGAGTGATTGGTTCGACAGATCGAACAGACCAATCAGTTCAAGCAGCGACCGCGTCGACAGGGGCTTCGGGATCATCGCCGATCTCCTTCACCAGATGCCACTTGGCGAGCAGGTGGTCGCACAATGCCCGGTCCTTCTCACGCTTGGTCTTGATGTTGCACTTGTTGTCCTCGCGCAAGATGACGGTGATCGTCCGCGCACGTTCGTTGCCGATCTTTTTCAGGCGGATGGAGAGCTTGGCGTAGTGCAGATGATGATGGCGAAAGTCGAACGTCGGGCTGACCAACTCCCGCGCCGCGGCATATATGTCTTCGGCATCCGTCGACCAGATCTTCACCACCACGGAACGGTGATTCGACCCAGCGTACCCGAGTTCGACTACCTTGACGAATGCCACGTTCTCGCCAGCCACGTTGAAGTTGCGCGGCGCCGCGAGACTTTGGTAGTCGTACTGCTTCAGCGGAATCTTCTCGCCGGAGATCGGCGACTGCAGCAAGGCATCTGCCACGATCCGGGCCAGCGTCTCGCGGCCATCGGTGTCCTTGGTCAGCACTTCCAGATGACCGTGCGCAGGCTCGTAGGTGATATGCGATGAGACCGCCCGGATCACCTCCTGGGCCACCAGTTCGCTGTCCTGGACGCAGTCGATGATCTCCGGCGGGCGGTTATGATGGATGCTGACCTGGTATAGGACGACATCCTCGCCGGTCTGCGTGTCGGGGCGCAGACGCCTGAAGACTTGGACGGCCACGGCATCGACGGCGCAGCCAAGATGCTCGGCGACGGTCTGATGGAAGGCCACCCTCGATGCTTCGTCGTCCTTGATCGAGAGGCCCTTGGGAGCCATGAACCCGGAGTAGCACGATGGGCTTTGGCGGAAGACGTCAGCCTGCCGGGAATCCAGCGCCTCCTTGAAAGCCGCGGGCTCATGGAGGTAAAACCACAGGGCCCGTTCGTACTGGTTGCGGATTGCGGCGAAGGTCTCGCGGTCGGCATCATCAAATATGTCGTCACGAAAGCCCTCGATGACATCCTGCCCGGCACC